CATCACAATAAATCATTGTTAAGGATAAACCCCGTCCAGTATTTTCAGTTGTAGTAGTTGCCATTATTTTTGAACCATTATCAAATTCTATAGAATTTCTATTGTATTGTGTTACTCCTGCTTTAATCCATTCAGGTAACATCTCATATGCAAATCTTACACGTGACATAATGTCAGATGCACCTGCGTATTTGTGTGCCGCAATTAATATAGATGAATCTGGATGAAACATAGCATACCAAATAATGTATCCTGCCGCACAGGTTGTTTTACCTGTTTGTCGTGGTAGCATTGATATACTAAATCTGTGCGAATTGTAAGATTCAATTAATCTTTTTTGGAAATCATAAGGATGAAATGCCATCTCACCTTTAGTTGGATGTTGTATTCTCATGAATGTTTCCATAAAATACAAAGGTCCGGTTTTTGGATGCATACACTTTTCAAGTTTTAATACTTGATCTTTTGTATATTTGTGCTTCTTGTGAGCACGTTTAATTTGCTCTGAATCTAATGATACATATGCCATAGTGTTGTATTTAAGGCTAGTTTGTGGTTAGTTTTAATCTTCTATATCTAGCCTGTTGTTTTAAAAATCCGATGATATTTTTTTAAAATAACGGTCTAGATGTAATCCATATTTAAACAAAACTTTTTCATTCCATTCTGTCTTATTAAATCTTTTTATATTTTGTGAGATAATTTCATTGAGATTTATATCCTCTTCAAATTGTTCTTTCCATTTGTTATAAAATTTCTTTTCTTGTAAAATCATATCTAAACGATCAAGATTTATTTGATGAGATTTATTTAGATTAGGAGAGTTAAAATTTATATTGAAATGAGTTTTTATTGCATTATTAATTTTTGATATAGGATAAATTTCTAATATAGGACAATTATGACGTTCATTTGCTAACTTCCATAATAAGGTAATATACCTGGCAACATAAAGACTGCTATGCTGAAACATTTTATTTCTTAAATTTGCACTATTAAATTTCCATTTTAATTGTAGGTCCTTTGCCAGACTAACTATTTCTTGATAATCCATTTGCCGATGATTCTTGTTTCCAGATGGCGTCACTCTTCCTAGATCAAATTTTAATTCGTAGTCTTGCATGACNGCAGATAACCAACGTTGCCATGGGTCTCTCCATATGCACCAGATTTTTTTAGGTGATAAGTCTGGTGACTTTCTAATTTTTAAAAATTCTGAATTATCTTCATAATATGTTTTTGGAAATCTGTGGAAGATTTGTTGTAGACTAGTAGTGGCAGTTTTTGGAATGCCGATCCACATAGAGTCATTAACTAATGCAAATGATCTAACAGCCATAAGTCTTTTATTACTCATATGCTTATTTAAATATTATAAATGAAATTACTTGGATTCTTTTGTTTTAGATATTGCTTCTGAATAACTTTTTTTAAAGCCTTCGTATTGATTTCTTAATGAATTTGATAATTCTTCTTCTGTTGGATCTTCTTTGACTGCAAGTGGATTATCACCTGGATATTCTTTTCTTACTTGTTGTTTTTGTCTATTTAAACCACCAGAGTGAACATTAACTAAATCATCAATATCTTGAGTTTTTTCGTCCGGTGTATTAGAATAAGTTTCTTCTGCTGGTTCTTCTCTGTCGTCAACTTTACTCATCATATTTCTCATATCTCCACCGTCGTTGCCACATACTGGACATTCTTCTGGAGCATGGTCTTGTTCGCCATCGCCATCGTGATCGTGATCTGCATCGTTGTCTGCCGCTGGTTCTTCTCCACCAATCATATCAGGTGTTACTTGTTGTACACCTGCAAGTTTCATAATTTGCATTAACATACCTGCTTCTTCTGGTGAATCAGCACTCATTGTTATTGCTTCTTTAACTGGTTTTTTGTCTTCTTTAAGTGGTTTTTTGTCTTCTGTTTTCATTGTATTTGTATTTACCTGTTCTGACTCTGCTTGATCCGGATCTAATTCCTGTGCTTTGTACTCGTCTACTGATTTCATTAACGCATCTTGATCTAATCTGTTTAAAACACCAGCCATCATTCCTTTTTGATCCATATCAAAATTAATATCTAATTTAGCACCCATATCAAAAAACATTCTAGTTCCCATAGGTGTCATTTCTTCTTCAACTTTTGGTTCAGTTGTTTGAGGTTCTGCTTCTGTTGGTGCGTCCATATTCATTTGTGTATCTACATCATGTGGAACATCGTCCTCATCAGGTCTTGCTTGACCGTTATCATCAAATTTATCTTGAACTAAATCTATTGCAATATTAAGTTCATAACTTGCCATCGCATCTGTTGTTTGTTTACTTTGTGCTTTTAAATCATATAAAACTTTATTTTTAGGCATTTTTAAGTTGCCATCATCGTCAATGTAATCCCCAACTCTTTCTTCAGCACCAAGTACTGCATCTTTAACTCTACCTTCTTGTTGTGGTGCATCTGTTTGACTTTGAGAATCACTTGCTTCTTGATCATCTCTATTGTCTCTATATGCTGTAGAATATTTTACGTGTTCATCACCTGTAAGTTTGTAAATGTCTACGCCTTTAGATGCTAAAAAATCTTTGTAACTTATTGATTCTTTTTTTATTGCTTTTTTAATAGCAATATCTTTAGATTTTTTCCAGTCTTTAGAATCTACGTCACCGTCTTTATCGTGATCTTTTCCTTTTGCTTCTTGTGTTATATTTGTTTTTTCAACACTAGTGATTGCTTTTGTAACTTCAGGACTTTTATTTTCAAGTTCGTGTAGTTTATTTAAAACGTCAATCATTTCCATAATATTATTTTCCTGCTGGAATTGGGTTGCCTTTAATAGGTCCATCATGTGCCGCTTTTGTTAACGGTGAAGGACTTCCTTCGTCTTCCTTACTTTGTACTTCTTGTGTTTTTTCTGTTTTAACAAATTCTGTTTTTTCTCTATCTTTTAATAATTCTTTTAGCAAACTCATATTAGCCTTATCACCATACATATCTTCAGGCTTAACATCACTTGCTGAACCCATTTCAACTGTTTGTAACAAATTTTGATATTCCGATTTGTCTTTCATTTGTTCTTGGTATTCTTCTGTTGGTTCTCCTGGTTTTTTAACTACTATCATAATTGATGATACGTCCATATGATCAGCAATATATTCTTTTAATTCTCTAACTGAAACTGGATAATTTGTAGTGAGTTCAAATATGTTTACTAATTGATTTTTAAGAGTAGGAAAATCTAATGGATGTTCTTGAATTGGTGTTTTTTTGCCTGCAGATAATTTTTTGACTTCGTATTTTTGTAAGCAAGTTTCCATTCGTGATGCAAAATCTTTATCGATATCACCTGCTACCTTAATTCGATAGTCGTATTGCTTTATTGCTTCGGTTAGATAGTGCTTAAAGTCGCTCATAATACAATATTTAGTCTTTCTTGCTGTCTTCCGTGTCGTCTTTCTTAAGTAGTTTCTTCATTAATTCGTTACGATCAGATATAATTACACCCTCTGATTCTACTGTCTCTAGGTCGTCCCCGCCTGTTTTATCTATTTTTAGTTTTTTAAGTTGTAATTCCACCATTTTAAGTTTTTTGTCTATTTTAGAACCTTTAGCATCTATGGCATTACGTAACATAGTACTTGCAACTTCAAATATACGTCCTGAATAACGAGAGTCGACGTTCATACCTAAATCCATTAAATTTTTATATGACTCTTCTGCCTCAGATGCTAATTTATCTAGTTCTAAATCGGATATTTCTCCTAATCCTTTTACTTGTGGTAGAGAAGCAGAAATCTTGTCAAATTCTTTGTATGTTTTTTCGAGTGCTATTGCTGTTTTTGGATCAACATTTTTTGGAGCAACGTAACCATTTTTATCTTCGTTTTTCTTGTTCTTTTCTTTTTCATCAACTTTTGCAAATGCTTCTTTAACATTTGGTAAATTTAATATATCTTCTAATTTCTTAGTCATCGTTTTATTTACTTACGTTTACCGTTATGGAATAATTGCTCTTCTGATACTACTCTAAATTTAATTCTATTTTGTTTTGCATAAGCACTTGCGGCCTCCCACTTTGCAGTATTAATAACAACTTGTCTTTGTTTAGAATGACTACGTCCTGCATCTTCCATTGTTGTCTGTGCCTTTGGCTTAATTTCAACCAACTCGGCGTGTTTACGCCCCTCTTTGTCAATATAAACAACGAAAAAATCCGGTACGTAGATTGTATATTTGCCTGTAAGTGGATGTCTGTAAGGTATTTTAATTGATTCACTTGCCCATTTATATACGTTAGGATGTTCATCGCATAATCTCATAAATGCGTGTTCCCAACCAGACCTGTAAGTAGGAGTTTTAGTGCCTACATATTTTTCTTGATTTTTAAGATGAAATCTCCCTCTGGCAAATTTCATAATTTACTCCACAATATTTCTAGAAATAATGTCCTTAGATTTTTTTGTTTCTCTTGAACCAAGTCGACTTGATTTATATCGAGAGGCATTTAATATCATTTGAACAATTTCAGACAATTGTATTGGACTTGCAGTTCCTAGTTTATCAAGAACTTCTTGAGTATTCACGTCATCAATCTTTGCTTGTCGTAACATAATATATGCTAATTGTTCTGCAGGACCTCTGTCAAATCCTCTTTTTACAAAAAAAGCAATTGCAGTATCATATTCAGCAACGTTGAATGAAAAAGGTTCAACATATTGATTTTCTGTTAATTCTTTTATTGATTTTGCAAATCGGTCATCAGTACTAGTTGGTAAATTTGAATATATGTCAGCCATTATAAATTTTGTCCTTCGATTGATGTTGTTACGTCGTATGTATTTTTGTTTATTTTTATGTAACCTTCAGTTACTAGTTTTCTAATATTTGTGATTACTTTAGTATTATAAACATTTTTAATTGAATCTGATGCAGAATTATATTCAATATTACTTTCAGCAGTTGTTAATCCTTTTCTACTCCCAATGTCTTTATAATATAAACTTGCCGCAATTTCTTGTTTTACATTTTCGTTGTTATTAACAAGAAGAAAACATTCGTTAGCAGTCAAGTGGATACTTGTATCAATAGTAGAAGAATTTATTACTGTATTACCTTTTTTATCATTATCAATTAAACCTTTTGATGCGGCAATTGTGGCTCCTGCTAAAGCAGTTGTTACAACGGCACTTCCTACAGAATAATCTCCAACAGGATTTGCAATAGTACCTGCTGATTCTCCAACTTTTTTAATTTCGTCTTTTACAATACCTCTTAATTCTTCTTTTGCTTGATCTTTAGGATTCTTCATTTTTTTTGCTTTATTATATGTGTGAATTCCTTTAAGTATTGTACCAAGTCCGACTTCTCCCCTTTTTGCGTCACCAATAACAGAACCAATTCCATCAATTATTCCGCCTGGTCCAAAGATTGAATTAGTACCTCCACCTAATACTGATAGTGGTGAAGGTTCGTGATCGTAGTGTATTGTTCCAAACCCAGGTACTCCACCACCTTTAATAGTTCCTGTATCGTATAATACTGTTTCATAAAATATTTGCATTGTGTTTTGCAGAGTTCCTAAACCATCAGTTTGATCTAATTGGTCATGTGCAAATGATCCAATAACAGGATTTATTAAATGAAATGATGTAAATCTTTGTTTATGTAATACAAAAATATCGATACCTCTTAAGAACGGTTTTTTTCTATTTGTAGCAGTATCCATACCAAATTGAGTATAGTTTAATTGGTCGCCACTATCATATTGTGTATCTTTGTTCATGGTACGCATTGAAGGTACCGTAGTTATTGAATCTGCTATGTTATATTCATAATATGTTTTCCAAAAAGCATTTACAGTATCAGCATTATCATCATGAAATGCTATATTAATTGGATTATAACTAATCTTTGTTGCCAAATACATTTTTTTATTGTATTGAATTTTTTCATCAACGTTCATATTGTACTGTGGCAAATCAATTGTCTTAACTAGCATATTCAATTCTAATCTTTCGTTATTAGTAAATGGTCTTGTTGCTCCAAGAACGGTTTCATCGAGGTCAAATACTACATGGAAAAGATATTTGTGTTTTGGTGCTAGTTTAAAGTTGTCGTCAAAATATAATCTTGAGGCATGACGATAGTCTTTCATGCCCGGAAGGCCTTCTGTAAATCCTTTTAAAAAATCATTAATGCTAGGCATAGTGCTTGTATTTATTGCCATAAAAAAAGCGCCTATAATGACGCTTTTTTACTTAGATTGGAGGTCTAAAATTTTATTATAATTGCAAAGTTAATTCTTATTGTCCACCACCAGTTGCTAATGTACCAACTGTTCTTGCTACGGCAGTACCAATTCCTGTACCTTGCGGTGTTTGAATAGCATTGTCGTATCTAATACTTAATGTTACTGTTGCTGGATCTGATGTATTATATGCTAATGTGTTATAATTGACTGATTCAATATATGCACCATATAATTCAAATGTTTCTAATACGTTTGGTGTAGATGATCCTTGTCCACCGTCTAATATTTCTGTTCTAGCAGTAAATTTGTAATCAATACCAGATACTGCACTTGCTTGTTCAAAGAAGTCAAATTGTTTCTGTATTTGTTCTCCAACAAGTTTAGAAACTGCGTTGTTCACGTCATCTCTCAAGTTCAATGTAATTGGATTCCAAGTATGTTTACCTGCCATATACACACGTGAGTTATAAACATCTAACGTGATTTGATCAAACGATAAATCAGGTCTTGTTACATCTACAACTTGTTTTGTTAATTCTGATCTAGGCGTAGATATACCAAAGTTTTCAAGAACTACTCTAAAACGATATTGTAGTTTTGGCATCAACAAACCTTGTGATACTGCACTTTGGTCGTTTGCTAAAGGTACTGTAAATTTTGATAATGTTGATATTGACATATGTTTCTCCTATTTATCCAAAAATTAGTTCCCTAATTTTGCAATTTCTCCTGTGTTTTTAATTCTTAATGGTATGTAAATAAATTCAACTGATTTAACTGGTTCAATTGCTATATCAACATACAATTCATTTCTATCTATTCTTGTTGGTGTGTTGTTTGTGTCATCACAAACTACTAAGAAGTCATATACTGCTCTTTGACCTGCAAGTTCTAGTAAAAATGATTCGATTGCTTGTTTAATTTCGTTTCTTGTTAATTCATCATTTGGTTCAAAAATAAACGGTTTAGCAACACTTTCTAATTGTGTTCTTAAGTAGACTGCTAGTCTTGAAACATTGATTCTGTCTAGTGCAGATGTATAACTTGATGATACCTTTGTAAGGTTACCAAAGTTCATAATTCCTGAACCTGAGAAGAATGTTAATGGATTAATTTTTACAGTATGCATAGCATCTCTCATACCTTCAGTAATTGAGATAGTTTGGAATTCTCCCGAACTTGCACTAATGTATCCAACTGCTGTCGCATTATCAACTATACCACGTCTTGTACCTGCTGGTGCAAACCATGGATATGCCAAATTGTCGTTATTTGCTAATACTCTCATCATCATATGTGAAGGTGGAACAATAATTGAATTTCCACTGTTATCAGTAGTTTTTCCTGCAGGATAAAAGACACCTAAATATTCTGAACTTGAAACAAGTCCGTCTTCGCCGTTATCTGATGCTCCTGCTGTATTGTTTGACCAATTAGATATTTCAGTTGCTGTTGCTTTTAATCTTAATGGTGAATCACCACATACAAAACTTGTATAGTTTCTATCAGCATTTAGATTTAACAGATCTGCAATTGCTTCAGGATAACCTGGACAAGCCATTACATTAAAGCCTCTTTGATCTTCTCTAATTGCTTGATTTGTTCCTATATCTGATTTAAATTGTGCTGTAATAACTTTTCTTTGTGCTTTTCTTCCAAAAGTTCCAGAACCATCTGAGTTAGTAGATGACTTAGAAACCCATCTATCAGGATAGTAAGATGCAACCGATTCGTTGTTATATCTTATATTACCTAGTCCTGTTGATCCTGAACCTGGATATGCAGTAGTTGATACGTAAGTGTTATTATATTCTTTAATATTATATCCTGAACGTCTAGTATTCCAAAGTAACATTGATTTTGGATATAATACTGGATCTGGTGCATCTGGATCTAAGAAGTTATCACTTAATAAATTTTTTATTGTACTTCCTGAACCTGCTCCACCGCTTGTTGTAGAATCTAGTCTTTCTGCCGCTATATGCCATCTAGCATCAGCAAATAAAACACCATTTTCTGTTGTTTGATCAGTATTGTCAACTAATTCCCAAGCCGCTCCAGTTGTTGTTACTGGTAGACCTGACGTTGAATTAGTAATTGTTGCAGACGTATTATATCTGTATAATTTTGGAAAGTTTTCTAAGTCTGATGTATCAATCCATAAATCTTCATCTACAAGTGCTGTTCCATCTGATTGTTTAGTTGGAGTAGTTGCTGAAAATTGTGGACCATTTGGATCTGTTGATCCATAAACATTTGCGTAGCCTTGCCAAGTTGTTCCATTGTGAGCCAATATGTCTGCTTCTAAATTTGTATTGTACCATAATGTTCCATTTGATGCTTCGTTAGTTGGTGAACTAGTTGAAGCCGTATAAGATAATCTTTTCCAGTTAGAGGCAATTATTGCATTATTGGCAGATGAATCAAGTGTTTCGCCTGCTGGTGCATCATATAAGTTATCAATAAGTGTTGTTGAGTTTGCTGTATATGATCCATATGCATGAGCAGTTGCTATACTAAATCCTGCTGTTGCAAGAGTAGTACTTCCTTCTGAGTCAACCATTCTAAATTCACCACCTAATGTGTGTGTCATTGAAATGGCACCTTTATATCCACCTGATGTAATTACTGATGCAGTTATATTTGTTAAGTCTGTTTTATTATTAACTGCCGCACAAAAATCTTCTGCGTCTGCAACTGTTGAACCATCAAGGTTTGCAACGGTAATTTCAACTGCTGATATTAATGATGCTGAACTTTTTACTGTTTCCTGAATTTTAAATTTACCTTGTAATCCTGTTGGATATACTGTTTTAGATGATATTGTGGTTGCACCACCTTCATATCTAAATAATGTAAAGTCACCAACGTTTGGTAAACTATCTAATCCTGCTTCTTCTGTAGTGTTGTACTGTCCATATAATGAACCAACTGTTATTGCCGCTCCACCTGTAGCAGTATCTAAATTGTATACTGCTGAATGCCCTGTTGCATACATTGGAGCACTTACACTTGCAAAACTTGTAGTAGATGAACTGTAAAGTTTAACTGATAAATCTGTTCCCGAATTCGGAGATGTTGTTTTAAACCAAACAGATCCGTTTGGTCTTGGTGTTGTGTCTCCTGTTTTCCATTCAGGTCTTGAAGTGTGTGCCGATTGTAATAAGAATGGCGAAGCATATGTGCCTGCTGTTAAGCCAATATCTGTTAATAATGTACCTGAGTTGTTGGCTAATACAATTTTGCCGTCAACTACAGAACCATTCCCTGCAGATGTTCCATCTGAATAAATTTTTAAATATCCAGTTGTTGAATCAACTGCCGCTGTTACTCCTGTAATCGATGCCGCATTAATTTGTGATGCCACGTTAGCAAATGTAGTTGCATTTGTGGCAACAGTTGTTGTGTTAAGTTTAATTGAATGACCCGATGTAACTGAACCGTTACTTATAGTTGAAGTAATTGTTGCGTGTGAAGTATGCCATCCTGTTGCTCCTACTTGTACCCAAGTACCTGCATCATTTTTATAGTAAATCTTGTTTGAATTGTGTGTTGTATTAATTGCATAATTGCCTGTTGATCCTACGTGCGATTTTGGTGCACCAGTAGAAACATCTCCTACTAGATCTGTAAGGCTTGTTAGTAATGTTGGAGTTACTGTTGTAAATTTTTGGTTAGTTGATGACCATTCAAATAGTCCAATATCAGATGATGCAAGATCAAACCAATAAGTTCCATCTGTTGGATTGGCTGTTGGTGCTGATGCACTGCCTAACAAATTTGATAGATCAATGTTTGTTCTTAAAACGTATGCTCTATTGGCAATTCCTAAAAATGAATATGCCGCTTGTAATCCGTATTCGTTTAATTCGTAACCATGTAATGAATTTCCTGATGCATCAGTATAGAATTTTGGTTCTCCAAATGTTTCCATTAATTCACGTTGTGAAGTAATTAAATAGGCGTTACCTGCATTTGCAGATGTTGTACCTGCCGCTATGCCTGTTCCTGACCCTTGTGTTTTATCTTGTGCTGTTGCTACAACAAATAATGGTGTAGTACCTGCGTCTGCTGGTACGTAAAAACTCTCATCTATGACTGAAACTTCTACTCCTGGACTAGTTAGTGTTGCCATATTATTTTTAACTCCTTCGATTTAACATTAAAATTATATCTTTTAATATATTAATACTATTTAGCGGTTGTTCCGGATTTAACGACAAAATAAATGTAAAATTGGTGCCTATATAGGCGACGTAAATACAGTTATGAATATAGCCACCAGACCACTATGTATACAGTGTAAGGCTAAACCACGAGCATATGGTTATCGTAAAGGTACAAAAATTTATTGGAGACGACTTTGTGATACCTGTATTCGGAAAAGAAAAAAACTTAAAATAGGTGGAATAACACCATTACAACGTTCAGGTTATAGAAAGAAAAATAAATGTGAATTGTGCGGATTTAAAGCAAAAGAACCGTTACAACTTGATGTGTTTTTTGTAGATGGTAATAAGAATAATGTTAATACAATTAATTTAAAAACTGTATGTGCAAATTGTCAAAGATTAGTAAGTGTTAAGCATCTTCGTTGGAAAATTGGTGATTTGGAAGTTGATGTATAGTTGTATCAATTTCAGCATTTAATTCTTCTAAAGTGCCAGTATTTTCAATAGTATAATCAAAATTAGACCCAACCCAGTCCCATTCAGATTGATGTATGCCTTGCTTTTGCATTTCTTCTCTAGTTGAAATTGGTCCTCTTTTTACAAGTACAATTATACCACCGTGTGCTTTGATATTTTTTATTTCGTTTTGAAATCGTGTATCAGATACAACAGTTTTTTCACCTTTATATCGTGCAATTAATGAATCAACCCATATTGCATCATGCATTTGTCCACGCATAACTTCAGTACCAAAATATTGTAATACCCAACGTGGTGTTATTTCTTTGTTAAATTTTTTACTCCAAAATTCATCGGCTGTTTCTCGCCATTCACGACTTATTTTAGTATTGCCTTCAAGTAATTTCCGATCCCAATTGAATATTTTGCTTACTGCATCTTTTAATGGATCAGCAAATGAATCTCTTTTATAGCCATGTTTTGTTACCAATCTATTCGCAACGGTATCTTTGCCAGACCCAATTGGTCCTACTAATCCTATTAACATTAATTGATTATACTATTTTATAATGCGTTTTGCAATCTCTGTTTTTGCTTCGGAAACAGCACCAAGAACTTGTTCACGTAATATTGGATTTTGTTTGGCTCGTTTAGAATCAGATTCTAAACTTTTTACCAAGTCGTTTAGTTCGTTATAAGATAAATCTTTATAATTTCGATAACGTTTATCAGATGTAATCTGTACTTTTACTTTTGGCATAGTGCTATTATTTAAAATAAGTTGTGAAAGAATTAACCTATAACAAAACTATGAGGTGTTCCACCTTCTGAGAAATTGTTAATTTCTAAGTCAAGACGTTCCATTTCTGCATTACCTTCTGTTTTAAGGTCTCCACCATTTAATTGTGTTCCACCTTGTGGACCAGCAATTTGTCCAAATTTGGATCTTGCTTCACCTAACATTACTTTGCATATTGCTAGTGTGTAATCTCTAACCCATGGTTTTGAATAAACATCTTTGAATAGTGTTATATCAGGTCTATAATTATCGGTGTGCATTAAAACAGTTTCATCGTCTGCACGTGGTCTTTGTGTAATAGTTAATGTTTTAGTTGCTACATCAAAGTGAAATTGTATAAAAGATCCAAACAATTTTCCAACTAATTCTTGGTAAGATGCAAAAGCGAAATATGTTGCAAGTCCACCTGTTGCACCTGCTCTTAACAAATATGTGTTAGTGTATGCAAGATTAAATGGTTCAAAAAGTGTTCCACCTTCTCCGCCTTCTGTACGAGAACCAACTGTTCTACGAAATAGTTTTCTAACATTAATTACTTCATCTGGCAAAATATATTTGTTTTGATTTTTCTTTAGTGTTAAAAAAGCATACGATTCTTCTACTGCATTTGAAGATCTTTGTCTATATCTGTTAATTGCTCTTTCTAATGCAGTTTGATAGTGTTTTGGGTCTAATTCAACATCAATCATACCTTCGCCGAGGTTTGATTTAACGTATTCAAATACTTCTTGTTGACCTGTTTGTAGTTCTGACATACTCATATTTATAGACATTTAGGAAACTATAAATATAGATAATATGCCAAGATTGTCAATATATAAACCTGAAAAGGGAAATGATTACAAATTTTTTGATCGTACTATTAAAGAGATGTTTACGGTTGGTGGAACGGATCTAAATTTTCACAAATACTTAGGTCCATACGATCAAGGAGCATTACAAAAAGATGGTAACGCATCTCCATCATCTCCGGATTATTCTGGACAGGAAAATGTTAATGAATTAACTATACAAGACTTATTGTTTCTAGAAAATAGAGATAGAAAGTATGCACCAGATATCTATACACTTCGTGGTATCTATAATGTTGCAGATATTGATTTTAATCTATCACAATTTGGTATGTTTTTACAAAATGATACTATATTTTTAACAGTTCACTTAAATGATGTAGTTGAAAGAATAGGTAGAAAACCAATGTCGGGTGATGTTATTGAATTCCCTCATATGAAAGAAGATTATTCATTAGATCAAACTATACCGATTGCACTTAAAAGATTTTATGTTATAGAAGATGTAAACAGAGCGGCAGAAGGATTTAGTCAAACGTGGTGGCCTCATTTATTAAGGCTAAAAATGAAGTCATTAGTAGACTCACAAGAATTTAGAGATATACTAGGAGATGCAACTACAACAGGTTCTCTTGCAAGTTATATGTCAACATTTAATAGAGAAAAGCAAATTAATGAAGCAGTTGTAAATCAAGCAGAAGTTGACGCACCTAAATCAGGATTTAATTATAAACAATATTATGTTACTCCAATTGATGAAAAGGGTAATATTAGAACCGACAATGTTAATAATACAACAGACAGGGTATCAATTGATAAACCTATTAATGCAGTAATAGATACACCGGCAAGTTCAACATATGGATTCTATATAGATGGTGATGGTGTTCCACCAAACGGATATCCAATGGAGGCTAGAAATAATTTCCCTATTTTAAATGTTAATAAGGGAGACTACGTGTTGAGAACAGACTTTTTACCAAATAGATTGTTCCGTTATGATGGAGTTAGATGGGTTAAAATAGAAGATAAAATAAGATTAACTACAACAAATGATAATACAAGAGCAAATTGGAAGACTAAATTTGTTAATACGTCAGGTACAACTACTATTAATGGTTTAACAGTAGACCAAAGACAATCATTATCAGATGCATTAAAACCAAAGGCTGACAATTAATGTTACATTTTTACGAAGGACAAATTAGAAAGTTTATAACTCAATTTATAAGAGTATTGAGTAACTTTTCAATTGA